ATGCGTACTATCGTCTCTGGGTCGATGCAATTGCCGTTTACTTCATAGGCTGGATTCAGATCGGGACTGCCTGAACGCCCCCCGTCAACCGTTGTCCATCCGCCTGCGCCGTCGGGCTGAACCTCTTCCCAACTGTAAGGAACCCCTTGGCAACAAACATTGCCCCCAGAGGAAGACGACGACGAGGACGAGGAACTATTGGCCAATAGCGTTGCGTAGAATTCTTGAGGGACTAAACGCAAGACGCCTGCAACCAACTCCAAAGGGGGCAACGCTGTCATTGCGGATAGACGCTGTACCTGATCCAAGAGGTTGTTGTAATCGTTCGCTGATATGGCTTTGCCCGCATGGGCGTCTGTTATCTTTCGCAATGTACCTCTTAGCCAGTGATTGTAAACAACGTGTTCAAATCCGCCGATTCATAGATCGTTATTCCGTCAACTGTTGGAGGGGTTCCTGCTGTTACCGTAAAGTTTCCATCCGCCGTTATCAAATCCCAGAAAGGCTTTCGCAATGAGCTGGGGCCTGTTATGCGGTAAATGAAATTGTGTCCCTGAACAACTCCGTTCAAATCGGTGTTGCCGAATCCCCCTGGGTTTCCAGGCTGTCCTCGCATAGCCGAATAAACCCCGTTGTTCCGAACCAGGAATTTCATGGTTATCGTCCAGTAATACAAACCGCCAAAGGTCAAGAATGATTGGGCCTCTGATCCGCCCAGCGATGGTAATTCCATCTTTACATCAGCCGACATGAACAGGACTGTACCTGCTGGCGAGTTCAAGCCCGCAACGGTATCAAAAGGAACGCTGTTTACTCTTCCAAGGCAATCGATGATGGCTTGCAGATTAGGCGGGGTAAACGGGTTCCCTTGCAGCGCAGGAACTTGATGCCAAGTGAAATTGAATTCTTGTGTACCAGTGATTTTACCTGGCGGGGTTGCTACGTTGTCTTTCGGCACAGTGCAATATTTCATGTTGCCGTTTAGGGTCAACATTTGTTGTTCAAATCCCATGCCTCTGGTTACGTATCGCTCCAATTCTTGACCCAGGTTTCCCGATAATTCGTTGTCTTCCAACAAACGGAAATCAAACGGCTTGTAGTCAACCGTAACTTTGGCAACGGGATAATCAATTTCAAACGTGTATGGGCTTTCGCCTGGTGCGCCTATGCCCTCAACCTTGGCGGACTGGGCATAGAACACGGGCCAATCAAAAAGACTGTCGGGCAAAATGCGTCTTAGAAAATAGGGTTCATCGGGGTCGCCCGTTGGAATGACGTAGCTGTATCCGAGACAGTCCGACAGGAAGTTTTGGACGTTGTTTGTGTCAATGGTCCAATGGCCCCCGCCGCTACTTGAGGAAGAGGAACCAGGGGCGGAATCCCAGCCGATGTAATACGTAATCGGTACGCCAGAGTTGCCTGGGTTGAATGTCGAGAACGTTGCGTTAAATCCCTTGGCAATCTTGTATTGCAAGGGGCCTAAGTTTTCTGTCTTGACCGCAGGGCCTACTAATGTCCAGTTTTCAAGTGCCATACCTGTATGTAGGCATCCTGACAATAATAACTATGCGCTTGATTGTGTCAGGAGGTGACAGACACTAGCTACCAAATACAGCCTGGTTGCCGCCATTGGAACGCAACCAGTTCAGGATATCATTCAATACCCCGTTCGATTCCTGGGCCTGATTCAACTGTTGTTGTTGAAGCCTTAGTGACGGGTCGTTAGGATCGGCTGTTTGCGCCCTACGCCATGCCTCGGCGATTCCGACCAGTTGCATTTGCTGGCGTACTTCCCCTTGGAAATTCGGGGGCCTGTTGCCTTGTTGTTGCTGTTGCTGATTCGGGGCTGCATTCGGGGCTGGGGCAGCAGGGGCCTCGGCTATGCGTGACATGCGCTGTAGTCGCCCTGGTATCGGCAACGTGTTATAGAAATCAATCAGCATGTTGACGCAATCGATTAGCCCGTTTATCAACCGTCTGAATCCCACGTTCAAATCATGCATCATCGCTGCCATCGCATCAAAAACAGGACGCAAGACGCCAGAGATAAACGCCGCAATTTCCGATATGGCCGTTGCAAAGAAACGGATAACGGGAGTGACAATAGACAAGACGAAGGCCAATGCTCGCAACGGGGCCAATACCATGTTGACGACTACCCCTAACAGTGTTTCAAAGATTCCAGCGCCCTCGCCGAACATGCCAAACAAGGGTTCGCAAGCATCGATGATTGAACTGAAAACGTCTACTATCGCTTCATAGATCGGCGTAAGGGCGTCAATGAAATCTGAAATGATCGGCACAACGGCAGCAACAACCGTCCTGATTGTGTTGTAAATCGCCGTCATCGTCGGGATAAGTACGCTGCCGATCCCTGTTACAAGTCGGCTGATGATCGGCAATACTCGTGCGATCATCCCGTAAAAGGCTTCATAGATTCTTTGGAACAAAGGAATCAGGGATTGAATGATCCCGCCGATAATCGGAAGTATTGCCGAGTAGCCTCGGACGATGACCGCAAAGACAGCCGATGCAACGCCCATGACCCCGTTAAGAACCCGTTCGGCAACGGGTCTAACGACGTTCATCATGCTGGTAAGGCTTGCGAATATCTGCGCTGCGATGGGGCCAATAACCCCCGCCACTTGCCCGACACTGTTTGCAAAGAGAGTTGCGAATCGAGTAACGAACGGAACGATTAGACCTAGCGCCGTCTGCATGTACGTCGTGAAAAAGCCCAATGCCTGTTGCAAGATCGGCATGATAGCGCCGAGGACGTTTCGGAAGGCAGCTATCAAACCCGCAAGCAATGGTTGCAATCCACCGAACAAGCCAGCTAACCCGCCCGTACTTGCCGCAACGATGGCGACTAGGCCAGCTATGGCAGCCCCGATAGCGATGATCCAACCGATAGGGCCTGATACGCCCAGGGCGGAAAGGATGCCTACGAAACTGGACAGGATGCCGAACCCAGCCGTCAGAATTGAAAACAATGTTCCTAGCGCCGTGATAACGCCAGTTACCACGAGGGCGACACGAACCCATTGCAAGATACTTGCTCTGGTTTCGTCGGTTAAGCCTCTCATGAATTGTTCGAGGCGAATGACGTAGTACGTTACCTCTCGCAACAATGGTACAAATATGCGGCCAATTTGAATACTTACCCCCTGGATGGCCGTCGTGAATTGCAGCCAGCCGTATGGGTCGGCCATGCGGACGGCTGCCCCGATCCCCGCCGTAAGGAAGGCAAAGCCTCTAGCGCCAACGCTGGTAACTTCACTGATCGACGCTGAAACGGCTGTTCCTAGTTCTTTCAGCTTGCCTCCGAACGCCGAAAGGGTATCGCCGTTCAGTTTGCCAAGGAAGCCCCCAACGGCTGTACCTGCTGCCCCGAAACCCGTCAGGGCTGCCGATCCTACAGACTTCATTCCCGAAACGAGAGGGGCGAAATTGACGTTCCTAACTTTGTTGACCAATCCGCCAACGGCTGATCCCGCCAGCCCGATCCCCTTGCCGATGGCAGCGCCAGCAAAGCCGAACGTCTTGCTTGCGCCAGCGCCGACGGCGTTGACGCCTTTGTCAAGTAGGGTCGGGGCCTGGCCAGTTGCCTGGCGTTCTCTGCGCCGTCCCATGTAGTCTTTGACTTGCTTGTAACCTTCGGCCCCAGCCATTGCGGGTAGGGTTCCAAGAATCGCCCCGCCAGGAATCGGATAGCCTGCGGCCATCATGCCAAGATCAACGGCCATGCCACTGTACTTGATGGGCTTTGCCAGCTTGCCGTAACGCTTGGTAAGAAACTCATCGAATTTGGTGTTGACGTAGGAAATGCCCGTCTTCAATTGCTTCAAAACGGGAATGTCTGTCGCCCGATCTAATGCCCCTGTTATGCTTGCTTTGACTTTGTTGAATCCCTCGATAGTCGCAAGGGTTCCTGATTTAAGCTTGTCAAAGACGCCAGACGATTTAGGAACCTCTATATTCGGCTTGGCTGTAGGAATGCTTAACAGACTGGATTTGAGACTAGCCAAATCTTTCTTGGCTTTGTCCAGTCCTTTGGTTGTTATCTCCAAATAGGCCGAGGCAAGTTGTGCAGGAACGCTCATTACCTATTTAGCGTTTCATACTTCAACTTTGCTAAATCAAGGATTTGGTTAGGGGTAAGTTTGGTTTGCAACTTGGCATGTTCAATAGCCTCGGCTGACGTTGGGCCTGTTTCCTCCTTTCGGCACAACACAGTTATTTCAACGGGAGTCAATTCGTCGATTTGTTCAGGGGTCAAATGGACGTTTTGAAACAAGCTTGCGTCGAATTCTTCCCAATCAATCGTCTTGATTTCCCTCTGTTCCCTCTGGGGCAGCAGGCCGAGGCTTGCAAAGTAGTCCCGTTCAATCTGCATTGTGTCAACAGGCGCAACGCCATTGGCCAATATCAACAGGCGTCTTACTTCCCCGATCCCCAACGCCCTTGCAATGGGGTCTGGGTCAACATCGGCATGGTACTTGTCAAAGAGCAAAGCGAAGGCTTTGTTGATGCCTATGTCATTCGTCCATAACTGCAATACTGCCTCGTCATTAAAGCTAAATCGATGGGTCATCATGTCCGAGGCGATGCTGATTAATAGTTCCTTTTCGGGGAACCTCTCGAAATGTTCGTCAACAATGGCGAGGGGATTTTCAATGTAGCTGGCAGCCCATTCAAACCAGAGGCGCAACAGCCGCCTTGAGAAACGAGAAAGGCGGAACGTCTTGCCGTCCGCCTTTACTGATTGTTCAATGCCGAAATATCTCATGATTCATTTGGAAGGTTTTCAACGTAGTTATCGCCTAGCTGTTTGACGGCTTCAAAGTGCAAAGCCCAAATCTGTTCTTTGGTAAGGTCGGGCTGATGCCTTTGAAAATGCAACAGCATAACAAATTCCAAGCCTTCTGCCGTTGTCATCAGAGCCTGTACCTCTGGATGATCGACCCCCTTTGGCATTCGACGGGCTTGCATGGCTTCCTTAATCATGATTTCCTGATTCCTTTGCGACAGCCCACTTAACAGGGGCTTAATGTCTTCAACAGGATCGGAAAGCCTCGGCCTAGCCCATGCGAGCATATCGGCAACGAATTTGTTATCCATGTCGGCAAGTCGGAATACCTTATCCTCGCCGTTGATCTTTAAGCGTAGTGTCTTCATGAAATCAATAGAGTACGTCAGCCTCAAATTATGTTGGTAGTGTGCAAACGCCGTTCGATTCAAAAGGAAACTCGAAAGAAACAACGCCCTTGACAGGGTTGCCTATCGATACCTTGCCGATTCGGGCAGGGACTATGCAAACGCTAGTCGTGTCCGCAATCTTGAGCGTTAAGGTAACGCTGGTTCCGTTTTGAAGGTTTGGGCCTGTTGCGCCTGTAGGCACGGCAGCCGTATCAAAGAACGTCTTGACCGTTCCCGTAGCTTTTTTGCAACCGTTGATGTTGGTTTGCCAACCCGAATCACCAGTTGTTGTAGTATCAAGGATTTCAACCTCGAAATCGCAATTCCATTCGGTAACGGCTAACGAGTATGCACCAACCAAAACATTGCCACTAAAACCATTTTTGAAAGTCGCCATTTTCCTCCAGAGGGTAGTAAAAGTCTCTGGAGGTATGTAGGGCTGCCGACGTGTTTTTTATTGGCCTGTTTGGTTGCGCCTGTAATCGTAGACAATCATTCCGTGATATACCAATTCTGGCGTTTCCTGATCGACCATGAAAACGGGGCCATTTGTTCTTTCGACCGATATGCAAGCTGCCGATATGGACACGTAATCAAACTGGCCTAAGATCGTCTGGCAAACCGTTTCCACGTTATCAGGGTCGGAATCGTATACGCTCAATTGGAAACTGAATGTTTCCCAGTACCCTGGGGCTGTTAGATTCGTCGGGGTCGATGCAATGGGAATTACAATCACGTAGGGGAATGCCGTTCCTTCAGGAACTAAGCCCGTATAGAACTTGCTCGCAGGAACAGCGTTAGTAAGTGTTGAGTTGCCCGCCCAATACGTCATTATGTCCGCAAGAAAACTGGCCATGCACTTATTTAGTGCCTGTCGTCAGTATCTTTGCCAACGTATCCGCCTCTTCCTGAAAGATCGGGCGAAAGAATGGACGGGCTGCCATCTTGGAAGTGCCGATTTCGAGATACAGGGCATAGTCAAGATTGCTGCCGACGTATGCCGTTTTGCCGTCTGAATCAACGGCATGGGCAATACTGCGCTGAAGATTGCCTAGCATCTTGTGCGGGGCATCGCCTGGGGCTGATACCGTTTCGTTTCGGTAATGCCGTCCACCAGGGCCTCGGCTTGCTAGGATCGGGTTTCCTGTCACGTTCAGGCGTTCTTTGATCTTTGTTTTGAGGTATACGGCAGCCTTGAACAGATTATCCTTCAGTTGCTTTTCTACGCCATCGATGAACTTATCATTGAACGTTGCCAAGGGCCTCCTTACTCGATTTGCAGACAGTCCACGACTAGGACACGTTGCAAGCTGATTAAATCCCTGATACCCTGAACCATCAGCGTTAATGAACCAAAAACAATTTGGTCTCCTGCCTGTATGGTCGGATTGGAATTAAAGAATACACTGTGCGTCACGTCAATATGCCGTTGGCTGTAGAGTACCTGCCAAGTTGCGGTAACGGGCTGGACGGAACAGGGCAGCGAACTATAAACCGTCGTGTACGTATTCTTTTGCGCCCCCGACGTTCCCTTTGTTGGCGTAGGCCGATTCACGTTGACCGTATTGAACATCAAATTCGCAAGCATGATCCTCCGTTACACTGTGACCTTGAATTTCCCGATCCTGTGAGACTTCCAAAGATTCAAGCCGTACCTCGAAACAAGGTCAAGCTGATGAAACGTCTTGTCGGCAATCAGGCTGTAGGAATACCCGCCAAGGCTTTCGCTCTGAAGGTTCGTGTTGATCCCTCTGGACTGGTAAACGGAAACGGCAAGCGCCGCAACTGCCTGTTGGATCGGGCTGGGAACCGTCGAATAGCCAGCCTGGTAGATAACCCGATAGTTCCGATAGCCGAAATCGAACCCCTGCGCCGAAACAATCTCGCCAACGTCTGGGTTGAAATCGAACAGGAAGAAATTCAGGCCGAACATCGTTAGGAAAGCGTACCCGTACCATCGTGCCTCAAGTGCGCCCTGCGGGGGCCTTAAGTCGGCTATCGGCCATGTCCCGAATTGTCCCAGGGCGATGGACTGCCAACCGTAAGAACCCCCGTAGGTATTGATCGCTGTCGCCAGGTCAGTCAGGGTCAACATCTGGGCTATCGTCGTGGGGCTGCCCCCGTTGATCGTAACCGTAGGGGTTGCCGACGTGACGGGGCCTATCGTGACGGCCGTTTCAACGCCGTTCTTTGCCGACACAAGGTACAAGTAATTCGGAACCGATGGCGAGGCTGTCGTGCCGTCCAATCGCCAGGAAGCTCGGCTACATCCTGTATCGCTCTGATGGATGCCCATTGCGTTCGTGTTGTTCGTGGCAATGCGCAGGATTTGCGTAACGGGGTATTGGCTTAGCAAGAGGTTCCTTGCCCCAGAGCCATCAAGCACCTCGTCGTAGGTCGTCAGTGCGAAATCACGGTTGCAATATCTGATTACAGTATCCGACGAAGCGTTCACAATGTCATCCATTACGCTGTTATCAGCCGATGGGAAATTAGGAATCAGTTCAGTCGCCCTTGCTCTTGTGATTAGTGCCATGCAATATTTACGCTGGTAACTCTAATTACTTCATGAGCATTACAATTGTCACGACAACAACGGGCAGGCCAGGTTGCTTTGCCTTGCTTGAAAAGTGGGTAGCCCGTCAAACTGTGCCTTGGAACCAATGGCTAGTAGTCGGGGAAGACTTGAAAGGCTATCGATTCACGATGGGCCAGGAGGTTGTCCATCGCAAGGCGAGCAAGAAAGACGCCTTGCCGTCGATATGCCTGAACTGGCTTGAAGCAATTCCCAGGATCAAGGGCGACAGAATCTTTGCCTTTGAAGATGACGATTACTACCATGCCACGTTCATTGAATCACTCTTGCCGTTGCTGGAAACCAACAGGTTGGCAGGCGTGAAGGGCGACTTGTATTACAAGCTTGCCGTTCGCAAATATCAGCGAATGGGAAACACGCATCACGCCAGCCTCGCAGCGTCGGCCTTCACGCCCGACATGATCCCGTTCGTTGAGCGCTGCAAGTTGCATAAATCCGTTTACATCGACTGTTATCTTTGGTCCGAGGGGACACAAGACGACAGCCGTTGGACGTTGATTCCGAATCGAGCAAACGACGGCAAGCCGTTGCATGTCGGCTTGAAGCAAATGCCAGGGGCCTCTGGCCTCGGCCTGGGCCATCTCGATACGGGGGCCTCTGATCCAACGCTAGCGATGCTGTCCTCGTGGATCGGGCTGCAAGACGTGCGCATCTATCGCAACATCCCGAAAGATGCCAAGGCGGATTGGATGCCGTCATGAAGACGTTTCATACGTGGGGCAACGTGGGCGACGCCCTGTATTCGCTTGCGACGGTCAAGGAACTGTGCAAGCCCGACAAGGCTTGCATGCTCTTGGAAATCGATCATCCCGCAGGCTACGTTCATGGCGTGTCTCATCCGTTGCGCAACGTCTGCATGAACAGGGCCTACGCCGAGGGCCTGATCCCATTGCTTTTGAAGCAACCGTACATTGGCGAGGCGAGAATTTGGCAAGGCGAACAGGCCGATTACAACTTGAATTGGTTCCGTGGAATCGGGTTCCCGTTGGATAAAGGCGACATTGCCCGATACTACAGCTACGTGTTCAAGGTCTGCCCTCGGACATGGGAACCCTGGCTAACTGTCGATCCCGATGAATCGTTCCGAGGGATGATCCTCGTGAATCGAACCATGAGGTATCGCAACCCCCAGCTTTGCTACCGATTCCTGCGCCATTACGAAAGCAAGATCATCTTTCTTGGACTGCCAGAGGAATACAGAGACTTTCGCCGATTCGCCAAGATCAACGTTCCCCATCACTACCCGAAAAATTTCTACGAAATCGCCAGGGCCATCGCAGCTTGCAAGCTGTTCATTGGCAACCAGTCATCGGCATTCGCCATTGCGGAAGCCCTAAAGATCCCTCGTTGCTTGGAAGTTTTTTGCCAAGCGCCCAATTGCCAGCCGAACGGCGAAAACGGCTATCAGGTCATCAGTCAGGGCCTGTTTGAAACCATCGTTGCCGATCTTGCGAAATAATTCACTTTACAACTCGGCTTTTCGTGGTAACATACTGACAGATTTAGACGCACAACACAAACTGTCATGTTGTGTCAGCCTGGATATTTCCAGGTTTCCATGACACAACACTTGACATTACCTGACAGTTTACGTATCATGACATTAAGTGTCAGGTAGCCGATTCGTTCAAACAGGGGCCTAGTCATGTCATCGCAACTGACCAAACAGGAACGGGACCATCTGGAAAGCATCGAGGACAAGATGACGCACGTTGCCGATTTGGTACGGGGCGTCACGAAGCATTTCGCAACGGGGCTTTTCCTCTATGGGGAAGGCGGAACGGGCAAATCGTACAAGGTACTTGAAGTCTTGCGAGACGAGAAAGCCCGATACATCTACCACAACAGCCGATTGACAGCCAGGGGCCTGGTTGAAGCCCTTGAGCGTTCGCCAGCCGACATTCACCTTATCGAGGATGCCGAAACGCTGATGGACGACAAGAAAACCTTTGGCGTCTTGCGTTCGGCTCTTTGGTCGCAATCGAAAGAAAAGCCCCCTGTCCGTGAAATCACTTGGACGGCGCACAAGACGGAAATTCGCTTTCCGTTTACGGGCGCAATCATCGTCATCAGCAACGCCAACCTCGCCGATGAAATCCCAGAGGTTCGGGCCATCAAGACACGAATCAACGTCATCAAGCTTGACTTGAGCAACGAGGAATTGCTCGCCTTGCAAAAGAAAATCTGCCTCGATGGGTTTCAGTATGGCGACGATTTCTTGACGCCCGATGAATGCCTTGAAGTTGGCGAGATGATCCGAACCCGCCTCGGTGAGCTGCGCCGCAACCTTGACCTTCGCCTGCTGCAAAACGGCTTCAAGGATCGGCTGCAATGGAAGACGGGCAACAGCGTCAAGCACTGGTCGGAACTGTTGCTAGGTCGGATTCAGGAAAGGCCCATCGTCGTTCGGCGCTCGGATCGGGTTGCAAGGGACGTTGAAACTGCCCTCAAGATCAACGCCATGAAAATCGGCTACAAGGAAAAAATCGCCTTGTGGGAAAGGGATACTGGCCACAAGGGGGAACGGAGTTTCTACAGGGCCTTGAAGCGAACAGAGAAGTAGGCAACAAAAGACCCTGGCCACAAGCCAGGGTTTTTTGCTTTACAAAGGAAACATGCCTAATGGTCCCGATGAAATCGGTCCAACCATCGCAGTAATTTAAGTGCCTCGGGCCTGCAATGCAATGAATGGGCTGTAGCTATAGTGGCCATCAACGCTAGTCAATGCAGCCGTCCAAGGGCTGCGAATGTCGTAACGACGATAGAACCTGAAAGCCACTTGCAGAGTATTGAAAGCGTAGTCGTTCGACACGTCTGCAAAAAGTTGCGGCTTTTCGGCTGTTACAAGCTGGGTCAAATCGGTAAGAATGATATCGCCAACCTCGCCCAATTGCGGCAAGCCTTGCCATTCGATGACAGGCTTACCAAAGATTCGCATTGGGAACTTGTCATCGTTTGCATTGTAGGACACGCCTCCGAATGCTGGATAGGTTGTGACTGTACCAGCTTGATTTACGAACGTCATTTGTGCAAGGACGTTGTACGCCTCTGGGTTCACAAGCCAAACGGCGTTGGCTCTTGATGGCCCATAAAGTGAACGGTACATTTTCGCCAGGTCGTCAAAGCCGAACATTGCAGCGCCATCGTTGCTGGATTTGGTAACCGTTATCAACGCTGGTTGATTCAGGATACCTACAGGTTGCGTAGTGCCTGCGCCTGCTGTTACTGCCTGATTCTCTTGCCATACCAATTCTAAGCCAGCGTACTTGGTAATGAACCTGTCAAACGGTTCGATATTGCTGTCCTGTAACAACTGAAGTGTTGCGAACGAGAACACAATGTTCGTTTGAATGATGGCTGTTACCTGGGTCATTGCTGGTTGGCTGGCTGTAGCTGGTTGATACTCACCAACCCAATAGCCCCTTACTCCACCATGACGGCTACCGTCTGCCAAGCTGGTTTCATTCAAGCATGGAATGTTGAACGTGTCGCCACTGACAGGGACACGTTCGGTACGATCCAAAAGTCTTGGATAGTCCCTGGCCTTGTCCCAAATTTTGTTGGCCCAATCAGGCTTAACCCCATATCCGCCTGCTGCATCGCTAGTTTCATTGCTACCCAATGCGGCAACTTTGTGACGTGCATTGTAAGCATTCAAGCGATTGGCAGCCCTTGAATCACCTTGACGTACAAGCCAAGTGTCCTTGAGCATTTCGCCCATACACTTGTAAACCTCTTGCTTTGGTTCGGCTGGTACGCTCAAGGCTGGGGCCTGGCGTGTCTTGCTATTGGCCATGACCTTGGCTGACGCCTTGGCGACGGCTGTTTCGATGTTTCGGCTGATCTTGTCGATTGCCTTGGAAAGCGCCGCATTCTGTTCTGGGGCTACTTCCTCTTCCTCTGGGGCTTCCTTGTCCTCGTCGTTGTTCTGTAAGTCTTCCTCTTTTGCTTCGCAAAGGACGCCAGCCTCTACCAGGCTGCCTGCTTCCTCTGAATCCATGTGGATAATGTCGCCCTCTTTATTGCTGCCGAAGGCTTGTTCTAGTCGATATGCTACTTGCATTGATCCTCTATTAAGTCAAAGTTTCTCTTTGACTGTCGCCAATCGCCAGTTATTACAACCGATCCTAACCTCCAGCTATCCAAACCTGGCTAGGTATCGCTTAACCTGATCGCTTTTCAGTCTGCCCGTATATAGGCGCTCTTTCAAAAAAATTCGCTCTGGGGCTGGATGCCATTTCCCCAGAGCGAACCTTAAAGGAGTCAAACAATCTATCTATGCGTCATCAATCAAATTTGTCCCCTTGTTCGTAGGGCCTCGATGACTTGCCTTGCGATGGCATCGGGGTCAATCTGGATTTTCTCCAACAGCTTGATTGCCAGTTTGCTTTCGTCGATGGGCTTTGGTCGTGGCTTGACGGTCGTTTCCTTGATGGGGGCCTGGACGTTCAATCCCAGCGCCGCAAGGGCCTCGGTAGAGAAGTCTTTCAAGCCCTTGGATACAACCTGCTGCAAGGCGTCTTCGTTGCACGGTATCGAGACGATGGAGTATTCAAACAATTCCGACTTGGAAATGATGACGTTAGCCCCTTCCCAATCTGGCCTCGCTTTGATTTGCTCTGGCGTCGGGCTGTCGATGACCAGGGGGATAAAGCCGATTGATCGGCCTTTCAGGATCGACTGTTGCACCAGGGCAAAGACAAGATCGGGCAAGAAATCGCCCTCGAAATTGTCGGGCCTCGTGGCGTACAGCGTCTTGGCTTTCAAGCCGTTCAGCGTTCCCTTTATCCAGAGGCTCTTGCCTATTGGCTTTTCAGCGTCATGGGAATACAGGACGATTGGATTTTTTCGGTAGCTGCCGAGGTTTAGGCCATCGGGCAGGACAACTTCCTTTTCATGATCGACGCTATCGGTTGTGATAATGTCGATGCTGGCACGCTCGCCTGGTTCAAATTGAACATCGCTGGACGTGTTCTTTTTCCGATACTGGTACGCCTTGTCCTTCGGAAGTTTCTTCAACAGGGCCTCTAAGTGCCTCGCTGTCTCTTCCGTCTGTTGAAATCCCAGAGGGCCTTGCACAAGAGTTTTCTTTTTCATTTTCCTCCACTGTCCTATTTATCTCAGTTACCATCACTTTCGTTTTGTACTTCATACGTCCTCTCAATTCCGAGTTGCGAATAAACTTCGTTCAGGGCCTGCGTGATGACCAATTCATCAAGCTGGGCTTGTGCCTCTAGGCCATCGGCATTCATGACCATTGCAACAGGCAGGGTGATTTTCAGGCCGATGGATACTGTGTCATCATTCATCGACACGCCTCCAGACTTCATTGCCCTTGGCATCGACGCCTACCAGTTCAATTTTCGGGGGCGTCTCTGGCAACTGGTAGTTGATTAACCGATGCACGATGATCGGCGTTTCTTGCAACAGGCTGAAAATCTCTTCCTCAAGGCAGTTGACAGCGCCCTTGTCAAGCCAGTAGTTTTTCATTCGTTTATCCCTTCGATAACCTCGATGCAATCGCAACGGCAAGCAGGATGCAACGGGGGGTATTCAATAGCAGAGTAAGCCTTGTTTCCAAAATCCACGTTGGTAAAGATTTCTTCCAATGGCACGACCTTGTTAGCCAACGGCTTGCATTTGTCGCAAGCTTCACTGGACAGTATCCAGCGCTTGCCCTTCACGATTCCCGATTCCTTGGCAACCGTGAATTGCGCCGCATGCTGCGCCCGATTGGCCTCGGTAACGGCGATGCGCCAGGATCGGTAAACCTCGGCGTTCTCGAAAATCGCCCCGACACGTTTGGCAAGCTGGTTGTTGTACTCGCCAGCCTGTAGGCCCTCGGTCAACGACGCCCGTAGCTCTTTGATCGCAACGCCGATTTCCTGGCTGGTTGTGTCGTTTGTCTCTTTGCAAAAAATCATCGTGGCCTTATCGACGCCCTCTTTCAGTTTCGGTTGTGTGACGTTGAACAAATCCAACGTCGCCCCGATTCTGGTTACCGTCTTGCGTGCGCTGTCATCGGCATACAGTTGCACAACAGGGCGCAACGCCTCGGCCATCGCCTTTGACCAATGCTCAAGGTTGAAAAATTCGTCGTGTGCTTTCGTCTCAAGATCGGGCAACGCCTTGACGTGTTCCAAGACACTGGCTTTCTGATGACGGAAGAAAGAGGCAATGGCCTTGGCTAATCGCTCTGGGCTTTTGCGTTTCAGGGCCTTTGTTTTCATCGCCTTGGCTGGGGCTGGCTCTGGGGCAATGACCTTCGGGGGCTTTTCTGGGAAGAGGGCCTCGGCCTCGGCCTGGGCGAACCCCATCGTCAAGACGACGTTGGCAATTGCTGCCTGTCGGCTTATCTGGCCAGCGTTAACCTGGGCTTGCAGCGCCGCAAGGATCGGGGCCTGCGCCGAACGATCGATCTTGTCCTCGGTGGGTTCGCTCGGCTGGGCAAGCTGGCTGGCTGCAAGGGCCTCGCTCGGCAACATCCCTGGTGGGGCCAATGGCTCTTTCGCCCAATCAACCGAATCGAAACCGTACAGCGTTCGGGCTTCATCCCTCAAGATGGTTCCCGTCGCCAACAACATTTGCCGTTCACGCAACAGGAATTCCTTGTCCTCTGGTATCGGGCTGTCGGCCTCAAAAAAGAGACGCCCCGAATTATCAAACATCGGTATCAATCGCTCATTCAGCTTTTCGACGATTCTCGATACACGAGGCTTGATGGCGTGAACAGCCAAGGCGTAAAGGACTGCCTCGGCGCTTGATCGATTGGCCTGGCCGATTTCCCATACGTCTGGGGGAATGCCGAACGCATTGGAGACAGCCCACTTGATGGACTGGTACAACTGGTACTCGGCTAAATCCCGTGGGGGCCATCCGAGAGGGCTAAGCTTCATCGGGCCATCGGCAACCAGTATGCCGCCACTGCCCTGGCCTCTGAACCTCTGAAAGAAATCCTTGGCAAGCCGTTCGGCCTCGTGCGGGCTGATCGGTTCATCAGGGCTTAATACAGCGTCGGGCCTTCCCATGTTCGATAACGTGGCGTCAAGGTAGCCCATTTCCTTTGCGCCGATTTGAACACGATTCCATGTCGCCATGACGGGGGAATACCCCATCCCGTAAGGATCGGCGAGGCTGGGGGTCTTGAAATGAATCACTTGATCTAGCGTGTACTCTGTCTTGCTCTGGCCATTGGTGACAGTCCATCCAACGATGTAGCCCGTTGCCTCGTCTCTGATCGGTTCAACTGTTTGCGTCGGCAGCAAATAGATTTCGCTCGGCACGCCATACGCATCGGCTTGTACCAGCCAATAGGCGTTGCCCGTCACGTCAATGAACAGTTGCGTTAGCTGGATTAGTTCAAGCCAGTTGTGATACCCGTTCGCATGGTTCAGCAAATCGAGGGCTGGATGGCTTACTACTTCCTCTACTCTGGTTGCTCTACCCAGGCGTTTCTCGACAACGGCCAAACTTTTTTTCGATGGACGCCTCGTCCTACATTTTGGCCTCGGTTGCCCGTCCTCGGTTTCGACGAAAAGACGAATCGGCACGTCAACCATGTAGTTTGTAATCAACGTGCAACAACTATAAACCGTGTCGTTGAATGCCCCGATCAAGTCGATTGTTGTTGGGTTCGGTCTGCCCCAGTAATCGGAACCCTGGGCGTAGCTTGATCCGCCTATTGGTATCCAGTTGGGCCAGGCTTTTTCTTGCAGCTTTTTCGGCGTTGCCTTTCTTGCCTTTGGCTTTGCCTTTGGTTTCTTGCCCTTAGTCATGTCTTTATTTAGTGTGCTACCTGTCACTTCCTGACAAGAATGGTTGCCTGACACTCTATTAGGACATGCTTTTTGAACACTTACCTAATTCTCGTTTTGCAACAATCAATATCGATCCCGCATGGCAACAGAGCATGACAGGACGGTATGACAGGCGCAGGCATCAACGGGCAAGAGAGTTGCCGTA